TGATATGAGCTACATCTTTACCTTTACGAGATACGCCTTCTTTATCTAACTTACGACGTGCACGTTGGCGCTCCATACGCTTCTTATGTTCAAGCGGGGAATCTTTGTAGGTAGGTCTAGGTTTGTTAACGAAAGGCATGCCTTATTATATCACGCTCTATTAAATTCACAGGTTTTTACTGGACAAAATCTACATAGAGGCGTAGGGTTTGGTGGCCATGAATCGTCAGTATAGGAATTAGTTAGTCTTGTCAATGGGCCTGTAAACTTCTCCCATGATTTATCTATATCTTTACGTTCGTACTCTTCTGTGATAAATACATTGTGCATCACAAATAGTAACCCCGCTTTAATCTTATTGACATTTGGAAAATGTGCAAACGTCATGAGTGCCATCAATCTTAACTGTTTAGGATCGGGATACTTGTGAGAGCCAGTTTTATAATCCACAATAAAAGCGTAATCACCATCAACAATAAGTAAGTCAACGATACCACGCACCCAACGATTATCATCAGAGAAAGCACACGGTGTACGGTCTTCATACAAAGCCATTTCATATTCAGGATATTTATCGCCGGGTATTTGTTTGAGAGAGTCAACCATATCTTTAAAGCGTAAGTAATTAATGGCAAGTTCTTTACCGTCTTTAACATAGTCTTCAAGTGCTTTATGTACCTCTGTTCCATATTTCATTTGTTCCGATGGAATGACTGTATAGTTTTGAGCTACTTTAATTTCATAGTATTGCCGCGGGCAGTTTTGGTATTGCTTGAGAGAGGAGTACGACCAAGTAAACTCAGCCATAATTCACCTCAAATTTATTACGTTTTTTTAAATTTTCTATAGCGGGTATTACCCGTAAATTTTGATACACATGTAGTCCTGATACTTTTGTATTAATTAACGGAACAATATGATCAACATGCCATTCAAATTTAAAATATTTAGTTCTTAATTGTGCTAATTCATATATTTGTTTTATGATCCAAAGATGTTCTTTATCTACCCAAACAGGTAATTGTTGCTTTTTACGAAACCTGCGTTTTGCACAGTTAGCAACATTTTTTTCTTTATTTTTTCTATAATATTCTATGTCTCTTAACCTTTTTCTTTCCCTTGCCTCAGGGTTACTATGCAAATACTTTAGCATGCGAGCTGATTCTTTTTCCCTGTTTAATTTTCTATATTCTTTTCCATGTATTTTTTTCTGGGCTAGTATTGCTTCTCTATTTTTTTTATAATGTTTGCGAACAGCAGCTATAATGCTTTCTTTATTTCTTTCATAATATGCCTTGTCATATTTTTTGCGAGCTGTAGCCATTTGTTTTCCTATTTAATTCTTGCATGATCTTTGCACGCTTTTTACCCTTAGGTTCAGCTTTAGCTAATGCTTCTTCTAATTGTTTGATAGTGAATGCTTTATATCTTGGTCGACCATTACGGGTCAACATAGGATTAGCGTGACGTTTACTCTTGTGTATTTGTTGTGTTGCCATGATCTACCTTTTGGACTTCGCCTGTTGATTTATTAAGTTCATACTCAGGTAATACTTCTTTTTTCTTCCTAAAGATTAGGTCAAAGTTCTTTTCAAATTGTTCATTGTTAGGTTTGGACTGCATCCAATCTCCTGTAACATCATTCCTTGCTGTGTTTTTCATAGTTATTCCTTATATCTTGACACAATTGTGCGTAAGTTAATTCGTCCTTATCTTTAAAAAACTCAATCGATAGCATGTATCTAGGCTTTTTAAAATTAATTACCATGTGTTCTATTTGAGTGTTGAATGCATAGTATACATCAGGTTCGTATATTAATTGAACGAATTTTGTAGTCGCCTCATCTCTATGGACTTTAAATAAACATTTACTTAGCATCGGGTGTTGGGGGGACAAAAGCATATTGATACCCACGCCTCGTCTTGTATCGACATGCCAGTCGTATGTAGTGTGCGGTTCTACTTTAATAACACCCCCAATATATTTATATCGAGTAGATAACCATTTAAAGAAAGGATCTTCTTCAAGAATTTCATGCGGTATAGGCTTAGCTATAAAGTTATAATATGGAAACCAAGGCTCATCATTTCTTGAATGCTCTATAATCTTGTCTCGTATCGTAGACTTTGTGGCTATAGACATAAAATGATTCATCATTTAGCAATCTCCGTAACTATTACCATAGTTAGCTTCACATGCCACAGGTAGTCCGGTTGCCCAATGAGGAGGCGTAGACATAACGTCCGTGATATAGAGGAGAGAGGTCTCTACATCAACGCTTGGTACAACACAGACTACTGCGTCATGAACGGTTAAAACAGGTCTATGTTTTTTATTGACCTCTAGCATCTGTTGTCCCACAATAATGCGAGCTAATGCTTGAATTACATTCTCTACTACAGACCCGCCCCAAATGCTATTTAAACCTTGTCTAGACTTGTAAACAAATTTAGACTTGGATTCTGAAGTATCCCATGTAAGACCCGGATACTGTATGTATAAACCGTTTGGTAATTGTATGCCTTTCGGTGTCACAAGTAAAGCTTTGGTCGGACCTAAGTGATAGGGCTCTTTACCCTTCGGCCAGTTAGCTATATCTTGTAGTGCATTGTCGCAGGCACCCCATAACTGAATCACCTTATCATTAACTTCTCGATAAACGCCTACAAGTCTTTTGCATTCTCGGTCATCGAACTCTACGCCCGCCGCAAGCTTAAGTGTGCTTTGTAGTTTTGCCCAACCTGTGCCATAACCTAGTCCTAGAATACAAGTCTTACCTACCGCACGTTCAGTCTTATCTTCTTTAGTGATTGTCTTGCCATATACTTTAGATGCAAACTCACAATAAACATCACGTCCTTCTGCATACCAACTTAAGACATCGTTCTGTCCTGCTACCCATACTAAAACTCTAGCTTCAATTTGTGATGAGTCACAGTTAATCACTTGATAACCTTGAGGGGCTACGACTGCATTCTTGAGGGCTTTCTTTTTCTTGTCTCGTGCTGGTAAGTTTTGAAAGTTAACCTTATCTGACCCTGCCCATCGTCCTGTATGTGCGCCATAGTATTTGAGTGGGATAGGAAGCTTACCTTTATTACGGCCTCCGATACCAAGGAACCTTTCAATACGAGATTCTTCTATGGTACTTTTAGTACCCAACCTCACGCGACAAAGTTCTTGAATAAATGGATCTTCGTGATCACATAAATCTAAAAAGCCTTGGTCACCCTTCGCTAATGCAAATGTTTCCTTGCCTGTCGCTGGGCTTATCTTTGTAGGGACTTTAACTCCGAACTCTTGTAGTATCTCAGCAAACTGTTTATTACTTGCTAGCTTTCCTCTCACGCACTCTTCTGTCTCGCATTCTAACTTAACCATGAGACCTTGTAATAACTGAGACTTCTCTTGTTGGACTTCTTCTAACCTAGCTTGTAGGAGGGCATCATCTAATTCAAGTGTAGGCTCGGTGTACATGCGCAGAGTCATGTCAATCAGTTTTATTTCTTCTTCCGGAAAGTTTGGTGCTAGGACTTCAAAAAGTTTATATGTGAGCTCAACGTCGTTCTTACAATACTCACCATATTGTAATAGGTCTGACTCGGTAAAATGTTCTAGCCTTTTGCCTTTGGCTTGGATAACTTCGGTGCCTTTAGCGCCAAGAGAATACTTCTCAACGAGGAAAGCCAAGCTTCCACCCACGTCAACGCCGTTGATAGCACGAGCCATAGACAAAGTGTCAAGATATAAATTAGGAATAACACCATACCTGAAAGACAGAATGCCACCGTCGAACTGAGTATTGTGACAGAGTAAGGCAGAGTCTTTCCAATTGATCTTATCAAGTTCTTGTTTGACTTGGTCGCCTGTGTACCAATACGTTTCACCTTCGTTGATTTTAATACCGGCGCCGATGACTTGGAATCTTTCATCTCTTATATACTCCTCTGTGGTTAAACCGGAAAGAGAAAAACCTACATCGTAGTAGGTCTCAAAGTCCAACGTAATTAATTGCATTTACTTCCTCTCTCTAATTGGTGGGCTACTCACGGTTTATATAATAGCAAAAATACCATCACGAATTTTCATATAAATAAAGTGCTTTCGCCCATTAACTCTTACAGTATCGATAATACTATCACAAACACTAAAAATAATCCAAGCATAATTCTATTGGTTAGCTTCTCATCTTTTTCTATTCTGTCTTCGCTTTCATACTGTGCCCCCCACGCCTCTTTAGCTGAACGAGGTGTAGGTTTATCAACAGTATCAGGTTGAAAGAATCTCCATCCTTTTTTTGCGTTCTTCGCAAATACCCTACGTTGCCAGTTTTCAAATTCTAAGATTGCTTGTCTTGCACTTGGGTTAAAGTTATTTAATTTTGCGTCTGCCACAATTTTTCTCCTCTTATTTTGTGTATTTTTCAAACTCGTTACGACATTCAATTGAACACCAACGTCTGTCATCTTTGACCGGCTCTTCACACCATATACAGTTCCCTGTTTGATTAGAAGGTTTTTTGATTTTACCGTGCGCATTTTTTACTCCTACATCTATCATGTGTTGCATGAAATCATTGGCGTTATCAACATCATCATTCATACCGAATACTTCATGCCTTTCCTTGATGAATTTGTTTCTGAGGTCCTCCTAAAATACCCATTCCAATTTGTATTTGCTCCTTTGGGTAATGCTTTAGGTAATTTAATTAAACCTTGTTTGGCTAGTTCTCTCACTCTTGTAGCGCTTCCTGTTGCATGTAATACAATATGATTACGAGATGCGTTTGGATACTTTTCCATGTATTGATTTACTGCTTCGATCAATTGCTCATCTGTTTTTTTGCTAATCATTAAAACAAACACTCCCCTACTAATTTAAATAAGTCTTCTTTAACTTCTATTGGTTTATCTAGTTTGATTACTTTAACATTAGGATTGTTTTCTGTAAACCACTTTGCCTCCTTGACAGACCATCGATGTTTGCGTATGACTTCACCTTCGTCATCTACGATTGCATAACTAAATGGAATCATGGCACTAAAGTCTTTTGTTCAAAACATTCTAAGTGTGACTTCACAAACATATTAGTTCTAACTTCTTCATAGAGTTCGCCTTGTATACATTTTAAATTCGAGGTGTATTTCTTTTGTACGTTATCTATTTTAGCGAAACTTAAACCCGCTACTACGCCTACTGTAAAACATATTGACATCCAAAAAATCTTTTCCTTATTCATTACACTCTCCTAATTAAATAAGTTCTACTCACTCGACACATTTTGTTTCCTTTTATTACATTGATTAGATTACATTTAATCACAGGTTTGTTTTGTGATATTAAATACTGCTCACCTACCACTTGCACTCCCGCCTGTGTAGCTACACTTGTAGCAACGGTTACACACCCACTACTAAAGACCATTGTAAGCATCAGTAAGACGTTGCGTAGATTCACGATAGCTTTTGACTCCTGTAATTTTCTCTGCTTGTTCTTCATTTTTGTATAAAGGGGTGATCGTTATGTAATGTTTCTTATTAGGTAGGTCTCGTATCCACGATAATTCTTTGGGGCGAAATTGTGTTATCGATGACCATACAAGATCACCATTAATATTAAATTCTTCTGTTGCCCATGCGTATGGTTGTTTAAGGGTTTCTTGCATATTTACTTCCACCTTGTTTATAAAATATTAGGTTTGACCATTTTACTACAGGATGTAATCCTGTCCATGACTTTGGTTTTGTAATTGTTGTGTCATGAAAATGGGTCGCCCCGTAACTATAATCTACTTCTAATCTATGTAATACTCTATACGCTATGTCTTTATATTGTTGTCGGATCACCGAAGGTGGCTTGGTTAAACCATACCAACTAAATTGTGCCGGACGTTTCATCTCACTACATACGTTCTTATGGTTAAACTCAGCTCTTCGCATTAACACATATCCTACTGCAATTTGAGCTTGTTTTGGTTCTTGCGCCGACTCCATGTAAATGGTTGTGGCTAAGCACATCAATGCTTGATCTAGCATATGACCTCCTTCTTCTTAGAGAACAGGTATCAGTTCTTTGTAGTAGATACTTCTTCGATAAGGCGATCGAGATACCACCTTGCTTTACGCAAGTCCTCGACTCCGTTTTTAAATTTCCAACGCCAGACGTATTTGATAATGTTGGCAGTGCATACCGCCTCAATACCTAATAGTTCTTTGGTGGCTTCTTTGATAGCGTCAATACATTCGATTGCGCCTTGTGTGTAGTGTGATGGGTGGTTAACATTGTCTCCCGCACCCGTATGTTTTACTGCTTTACTTCCTGTATAACTATGCAATATTTTCTTTAACCTAGTCATTAAATCTCCTTTACTAGAGCCAATAGTGACTCTATATTATCCTCATTTACCACGATTGCCAAGCCCTGATTGCGTTCTATCTCGCGGATGTTGTGTTTTTGCAACAACGTTGGTTCGTTCTTTCCGGCCTTACATTCGATACCAATGAACCTTCCTTTGTAACACGCGATGATATCCGGCACACCACTCCTACCAAATCCCGCAGTCATCGGTGAGAAATGATACGCACCAATGTCATCTAATATCTTCTTGACTTTCTTTTTTACTTTCGCTTCGGGGGTCATATTGTAGGCAATATATTTAATTCAGATTGACTCGATGTCCACAAAGCACCCGCTTCATTGCCTTTATTATCTGACATCGGCACTAGCCAATGACCATCAGTAAACTCAATGACAAGAGCATTTTGTGTCCAACCCATGTCCTCAGTCTCCCTTTCATTAAAATATCTTACGCGTCTGATTGTTTTACCTACAAGATAATTACTTGCAAGATTACCCCAGTGTTCGCGTAAGTCTGCTTTAGTTTGTTGTGGCAAGTCTTTCTCTTCCATTTTCTTTCTCCTTTTTAAATCTATCTGCACCCTTTGTTATCATGCGGGCGTATGCACTTGCGTCTTCCAACGCACTATCTTCAAACAATGATTGCTCTTGTATTGCGTATTCCAAGTCTTGATCAATCGTCACACTTACCTCCAATACATGCACGCGCGATGATTTCTTCTTCTATATCGTTGTATGCGTCAGCTTGCGCCAAGTGTTCTTGATACTTCTTTAATCGGTCGAACATGGTGTGATCTATTTCTAACGCGGTTGCTTTCACAACTAAACCTTTTTCACGCATAGGTTCTGCTATAATGGTTGCGATGTGATCGCTTGGCTCGACGCCCCATGTCTCTACTTGTTTTAAATAGGTATCATCCATACTTACTTCTACTACTACGCTTATCTTCATACTTCCTCCTTAGTGTATTTCGTCTTCTGATAATTTTGATAATTCTTCTCTTGCATCTATCCATGCCATTGTTTCTTGCTTGCAAGCTTCTATGTCTTCCTCTGATAACCGACTAGCTATCTCATCTGCTATGCTAACTACCTCGTGTAATCTGTCTTCCGGTGCGGTGACCGCCAAGATTAATGCGTGTGTTAATGCTTGCTTGTCGTCTTTAATAATTGACATAATGCGCCCTATCTAATGAACGTAATAAGAATCATAAACACCGCAATACCCCAAGCAATCACCTCGCGGGTTTTCATCATGCGGACTTGGTCACGCGGTAAGGTTACATACTCACTCATATAAACTTCTCTATTGTAGCTATTCGGTTTTGTCTTGATGTTGATTGATTGTTTCATCATTTGCCTCCGTTGATTAAGTTAATGATCTCAGCCTTTGCTTTTAATGCGCCATCTTCTAAACCTAGCGCGTATGCATCACTAATTAAATGTGCCGTCTCTGCATATTCTTTGTCATACTTTTCTTGCAATATTTCTGTTAATCTTTTCTTAATTGCTTCCATCTTTTTTCCCCTCCTCAAAGTTTTTTAATGATTGCATATACTGATTTGTTGCAAAGTTAATGCCTCTTACTACACCAAGCCTCATCGCATCGTAAAACATTCGTGCGTCTTTCTCTGATCTTGTTGACTTGTTCAACTCGACCCAATGGTAATACTCGGCTACTGCTACTTCTATAATGTCTTCTTCAAACTTGCGTTTCTTTTCCTCGTTCTTCTGATGTTGTGTCACTTGTATATCCTCCCTAGTCCCGAAAAAATACTTTCCAAATCTTTAGGTTCAAACGCTTTCTTATCAAATTCAAACTTTGTTTTCCTACCATTACCATGTTTGACATAGCCTGTCACCATAATCTGTTCGACTATGATTTGTTTCTCTTTCTTGTCGGTCATTTAATATTCCTCTTGTGGCTCACCATATTTTTGTGCCATTTCTTGATTAATCTCGCAATTAGTTTCGTATTCAACTTCATCTAAGTATCCCTCAATGTCTTTGCTCGCTTGTCTAAATGCTTCCGGTAATGCTAGGTCTTCTATTCTACCATCGTCCCATTTAATTGTAATCCACCAAGATTTTATTTTTACATTTCTTGGGTCTTCTAACGGCGGGTCTAAATCTCTTTCTAGTTCTGTCATGTTGTTCTCCCATAAAATCTTTCAAAGTCTTCTTCATAAAAAGTTCTAGTGCAACCTCTTGAAACTCTAAGCCAACCATCTTCATCGTAATCATTACGAGTGATAGCAAACTCTATTGTGATAGAAGTGATTAATGACGCATCACCATCATCTACTTCATCGGCTTCAGTTTCATACTCATCTACTTCTGCCTTATCTACCCCAAAATCATGGTGTCCAAAAAAATACTGCCCTACATTTACACCCATACATTTTGCAAACTCATCTATATCATTTTCTTTCAAGTAAATACTCATGTTGCCTCCCACTGTTCTATTAGTTCTAACAAACCCTCTGCACATTCATGTCTACCATAAATAA